CCAATCTGTTCGTAAATGTAGTCGGAACCACCTACATCAGCGAGCACATCTTGAGTGAAAAGAGAAGAAAAATACTTCTCTTGATTGTCCTCACCATCAAACTCAACAACATCGTGTTGAGTGAATACAAACGCAGCACAGGGAGCGTTCTCACCTTGACTCTCAATCATTTGGTTGATAGAGTCACGAAGTTCAGAAAGAGTGCGATACATAATCAAACAGGGGTAACTTCAACAGAGCGGATAAGATTTGTGCGATCTCGTGCTAGGTAATCGTCTGCAATCTTGCCACAAGATGAACGAGACTTAATGAATGTTTCTTCATAATAAGTCTCTGCACTGTTGGGGACTTTATACTCAATCAAGAGTCGATAGTTGTTCATAATCAGCAAGCAGTGGGAAGAATAGAGAAAGTGCCACACCAACGACAAACCCAATCAAGGGTATCATTGTAGCAGCGAGGATTGCTCACCACCATGCTGCTGTTTCTTTCGGGATTGTATGCAACAGCAACATAAAGGTTCTTACCAACCTCCTGAATCCACATTTGATTCACTTTACCTTCCTTCCAGTTGGTAGTGTAGTGAAATACCATCGGTTGCGTGGTTTGATTCAACAAAGTCAGTATAAGCGCATCAGAGGCGATTCTGGTGCGCCTGGTGGACAGTTAATCAGGTGTCACTGTCGGCGCCGCGAGCAAGTTTATTTGCTCTTTTCTGCTGCGAACGATAATGTGTTGTCATAGCATCAGATCTTGCTTGTGCAGTATCACGATCTGCTACTGTTTTTGTAGTTTTGCGAATCTTATTTGCTCTTTGACGATCTTTAGCACTTTGAGACTGACTTAGGCGCTCTGCTTTATTCAGTGCCTTTTCTTCACCAGTTTTCTTAGGATACTTGAAATTGCCAGCATCACGAGCGAATGGAACTTTTGCTTCACAAATGCTCATAAACTCCTCAAAAGTTCTTGGTTTTGGGATGGGTTTGCCAGTGATTCCTACTTCTGTTTGATCCTTTGACATCTTAACAAACACTTTTTAGGTATTTATTAAGTCCATTGCTTAGGAAGAGCAAAGTTTTGATGAGAAAACTCATCACGATTTACAATCTTGTAACTTCCAAACTCATTGTGCATGACATAACCTTCATGATCACTGATTCCACCATCAATTTCACATCGAATGTCAGTGTCACATTCAATGTAAAAAGAACATGTCCATTTTGATAGACTCAATCAACTTCCACAAACGAAGCAGGTTGATGTCAACATCATAATTTTCTGCAATTTCATGCTCATCCACCTCACTACCCTCGCGGATGTAGGAATTGATGACTTTTTTTAGTTCTTTTGCTTGTTTATCATTCACAAAGGTGCAAAGAGTGCTCATTTGTTTAGCAAACTTGCAGAAGTCTTCGATGTCTTCGCGATAAGGACAAATAGATGCTTCTGGTTGCACCCATTTCACATCCAGAGTATCAGCAAACTGTTTGCTGATAGGATATGCAACAGCATTGCGAAGATCATCTTCACAATCATACTCAGTGTGAGGGGCAATGATTACACTTTGCTCAATCACCTCAGGGAACTTGTAAGTGATCGTGTTGGGGCAATAAGTATCACTCCCAGCAAAACCAATAAAATCACCTTGATAGATATGACTTGTGCGAGGTAGACTATCAAAGCAAGCATGAAGAATAGTCGCAACTTTACCTTCATGGTTTTGATCAATTTCTTCATGAGAATGATTGATTTTAATTTTTACTTTGTTGAACACAGATTTGGTGCCAACAAAAAACTTACCGTTAGCAGGATTGCGACCCCACACAATAGCAGGAGCGCCATCAATCTTGACACTGACATGAGAATCGGCAGTGAACCAATCAAGAACTGAAAGATCACCAGTCAAGATGGTATCTTCAGGATGTTCGATGTGCTTGTTTTGCATTGGTGTTTGAGTCACAGGTTGATCATAAAACAAAAACAGGAACCTTGTGGGTTCCTGCGTGACAGTTGTTTAATTGTCCTCTTTCATCTTATCTTGAGCAGATTTGCTGATTTTGCACACCAAATCATTATCGTAAAAGTATTTTACCCTTTCACGGCGAGCAGCAATCAACATGTTGTACTCTTCTTGTTGCTGTTTCGTAAAAATAAAATCTTGACGACGCCAAGCATCTTTCAGTTCTTGAAGATGTGGCAGAACATTTACAGTATCAGTCATAATCAATAATCGTAGTTGGAGTTTAGAAAAGAATTGAAAGACTTTTCCTCATCTTCGACTTCATCAAAGAGTCCATCATAAGATGCTTCTGCAAAGTCGAAACCATCAGATTCTTCAATTTGGAAATCATCAAAGGTGTTCATGAAGTGCTCCTTGACTGAACAAATGTAATTTAACTGATCTTGGTGTGGAAATCAAGTGTCTTGTGACAGTTTGAGAACTGTCTCAAAGTTTCTTATAAAGTATGATTTTCTTGTTTTCTCCAGTAGGTTTAACAAACTTTTGCTTTAATTGTTCTCCACTATCCCATTTCATTGAAGATGATTTGTGGGCAGGAAGTCCTGCGGTTTCACCTATAACTTCCCAATTATCTGCTTTATAAACTGCACCAGTGTTTCCACCTGCAACAAATGTGAGCAAATGCGATAGATCATCACCATATTTTTCTTTCCATACTTCTTGGCAAGAATTGCGAACAAGTTTCAAAATCTGTGTGCCTGCATTGGGTATCTTTCTCTTTAGGCAAAATCTCCAATTATTTGCGAAGTTGTTAAAAACCTTTCGATATTCATCTTTACTGAGATTTACCTTTTTCAACAAATCTTTCGGTGGTGGATATACTGAAGAACCAAGTCCAATCATGCCAATACACTCAGGAAGTAAACCCTCCTGAGTATAATAAATCAACCAATCAATCCGTCTACCTACAGATGCTGCAGATGCGACATAACTGTGATAGTTCTCGATGATATTTTTTACTTCTTGCTTTTGTGCTTTTGTTGTAACTAACTCAATAGAAAACATTAGAAAGTTTTGTAAATATGAAACATCAATCCATGATAACCAGAGGTATATTTTTTACCCGAACCTTTCATTTGAAGATGAAACATTTTATTGCCATTTGAGTCAATAAAATGTAGTGTGGTCTCATTCAATACCCATTGTCCATTATACACCAGTTGCTCAAGATCTTCAACAGAGTACACTTGAGTATTAGTAGTAGGTTTATCAAACCAAATCAAATAATCAACTGGAGTGTCGCTCATGCCGCGGCGGACAATCACATCGAAGATTTCAAGTTTGTGTTGATTGAACCATTCAATCGCCCAATCATTGTATCCATCATCAATTTGACTTTTAGTGAGTCGATGTTGACGACTTTGACCTTTGCTTACATCTTTTCCAGGAATACCAAAGAAAGAATCAAACCACAGACGGAGATCTCCAGCAATGTTAAAAAACTCACACCACCTTTCAGTAGAAGTTAGGTGACATTGAGTGTGATTCTTACTGACAGATTTGAGACTGTAAGAAACACCAGTTTCGTTGTTAATGATGTCTTGCTTTGTCTTGGGTTTTCCATCAACAACATGACCAGCAGTTTTAGTATTCAACCAATCACAAATGCGCTGTTCATTAAGATGACCGATGCGCTTTGCTTCGGTTCCTGCAATGATTTGGGCAGTAGTCATGAATTAGATGTCAAAAGTGAATAATTTAGCGACTCATAATTGCTTTGAGTCTTGCCTTCTTTGCTGCAAGTTCAGATTGTGCTCTGCTTTGCATTTCTCCATGAGATTGTCTAATCTGTTTCCCCTTCCAAGTAGCAGATTGTCTAGCAACTTGTTGGTTATACAAATTAGGTTCCATTGTTGGACTTTGCTCAGTCTGCAACTCTTCCTTTACCTTCTTCGCTGCTTTTTCTCTACGCTTGAGTTCTCTCTTTACAGCACCACCGCCACTACGATTAACAATGAGTTTTTCTATTTCTTTTTTCTTTGGTTTACCTGCTGGACCTGAATGTGACTGGAGAGTGTAACTTTTTACTCCATCAACTTCTTTATAAGTTCCAGGAACTGCGTGTGGTGGAGTATTTGGTTTTTTACCTTCACAAATTTCGTAGAACTCTTTGAATGTCAACATTTGTCTATTGTTTTTTTGATTATTTATTTTTACTCAAACTCAAGAGTCCTATTTGCTTTTTGAAGTGGGTTCGGAGTTTGATATTCAAATTGTGAGGGAGTTTCAACAAATACTTCGATTTTAGTTTCATCGTTCCAATGTCGAATCACACCAGCACAAATAAAAGCATTAGTAATCAAATAAGTTGCAAATATAAAAGTGCGAATAATTGCAACCTTATCAGATTCTTTATCACATTTGCTTGCCTTTTCACCCAATGCTTTTGCCCACCAGCGCCATGCAGTCTTGTTCTTCTTCATGTTTTGATTGTCTTGATTTAACATACTTCAACTGTTTCCAATCTTCTTTGTAACAAACCACAAGCAATCTTTCGTTTGCATGAATAGGGCAAGCATGATAGTTTACTTTATCTTTAGGACGAACAATGTACTCGATAGTAATGTATTCGTCATCCTTAAAATAAACCCAACCTTCAACACCCTTTGTCCATTCTACATAATCATTGACTTGTGGTTTGTATTTCATACAAAGAACGCATCTAGTGGAGATTGTTTAATGGGCATTGCGGTGTAGTTTCGCGTGTCCGTGATATTTACACGAGCACCGATGGTTTTACTATTGATGGGGGCGAAGTATTCTCTGGTCTTGGACTTGTAGAATCCCCAGATGGTTTTTGTTGCAGCACCATTATTGTAATCAAACTTGCGATGGCAATGCAACCATATAGCAATAACTCCGCGCTTAAACTCTTCGAACTCATAAGAATACCCCTTTGGTGGATGATGAGGAAACTCAGCAATCATAGAACTTGTCTCGCGACATGTACTCAATTTGTTTTTGCAGTTGTAAGATTTCGTGTTCTTGTTCTGCAATTTTACTTTGCAGTTGTTCAATGCGATCTTGATACTGTTTCTTCAAATCAAACACCATTTTATTGGTGTGAGCAACATGGTGAGTCATCAGGTCGTAAAAGATTCAACTACTACAGATTCTACATCTTCTGCAAGAGCATAAGTCCTTGAGTTTAACACATTTTCGCGAAGAGTAGTGTAATGTTGCTCATAGAAGTTTCCTTCATCCTCCGCAGCAATTAAATCAAAACATTCATTGTCATCTTTGGCAATTACATTCCAAAGTCCACCGTATTCACTAGATGGAAAAGGAATGTAGTGGTCAACGATGTAAAGAAACTTTTGTGTCATTTGTCTTTGTAAATTACCTCTTTAGTTTAATGTCATTGAATAGAATTGTCAACATCATCATCGGAAGCAATCAAAAATGCAAACCCAATGGTAAGTAGAGAACCTAGTCCCATTCCAAGTAGAAAAGTCATCAGTAAAACTCTGCAAGATAATAGTCAACTGTCACTTCAAGTTTTGCTGCTTCACGCTCAATTTCTTTCCAAAACTCTTCTGCTACTTTGTCCATTTCTGCTTGTTTAATGAGGTCGCGG